CGCAAACTTTTGTCCAGCGGACTTTGAAGCATCGTCCAATAGTCGGGCTGCGATAACAACCTTTCCACCGAAGTCAGTTGCTGGTAATTCTGCCATTTCTAGCCTCCAAATGTTTTGTAAGTAACATCAATTTGTCCAAACCAACCGATAAAGTTATCGTATCGCAGTTGCGATGTCGTGTTTACCGTCGTGTTCGGATCAATGATGAAACGGTAATGTTCAGAACGCTGTAACTTAAACAAAATATCGTAAATCTTGGCCTTCAATTCTTCTAGCCCACGGCGGTTGTGTTGTTGAGAGAATACGTTGACAGTAATTGAAGTTTGATACATAGCAACGTGTTTTGCGACCGTGGGGTTGTTCATTGAAGTGTCCGTAATTACTACATACGGCATCTTGTCAGTCAGCTTTGTGTCCGTAAAGTCCGGACTTTCGTCCCATACGGTAATGCCGGCGTCAATCAAAGCGCCGGCAACCGTTAGGTACAATTCGTAATCAGGGTTCATTTCTTAACGACCCCCTTAATCTTGTTGATAAAGTCTTGCTTATTAGCGTTGTAAGCAGTTTCCATGAAGTGCTTACCTGTGATGTAGCGTGTACCGTGTTCTTGTGCGTAACCGTAGTTGAAACCACGATTGGTTGCATTTGCCGTTACAGTACCAACAACCTTTTGAGAGCCATTAGATACTGAAAGAGTCGTTTGGCGCTTCAAGTTACCAGTCTTAACTGGTTCAAGTCGTTGTGCTTGGCTTTGAACGTCGCCAGTCTTTGAACGAACAATACCAGCAACTTGCCGTGCATTTGCGCCCTTAGCATTAACCGCTTGAATGAATTTGTCTGCACCTTTTAACGTCATGTGTTCAGCTCCTTAACTGTAAGTGAGTTAATGTTGCCAATCTCTTGACGGGCAAACTCAACATAACGAACGCCATCAATCTCGATAAAGTCAAACTTTCCGAGTGGCGTTAGCGTGCGTACATTCTTCATCGTTGCATTTGGTACGCCATAATCACGTTGCGCCTTGTCTAGCGATAACGAAGTAACGTTCACTGTTTTAAATGTTTCAGTTTCAGTTGTGTCATATCCTTTTCGTGGATCGTGTGGCTCGTTTGCGCCTTGTGCCGTAATCAGCTTAATTCGTTTGTTAAGTAGCATATGAAACCCCCTTAAACGAATGTAAACCGACCAGCACGCGGCTTGTAAAAATCATCGCCATTCTTATAACCGTTGATTTCAGTCATGTAAGTTTTGAAATCGTCGTCTGGGAAAGACAAATCTAAACCGTCTTGTGAATACTTGCTAACGCCTTCGTTACCAATTCGTACATACCGTGCAGCCACTACTGCGCTAGTAATATAAGCAAACTTATCAGGGATATTGTCAACACCGTCAACGCCCAGCAACACCGCCAAGCGTTGGTTAGTCAACTTTTCGATGATGTCCAACTTATCTTCAATCGTCGTGTCGCTGTCGATTAGCTTTAAGTAATCTTGCGCTGCTGTCATGTTAGACCCCCTTGTCATTCAGCTGGTGCGGTAACTGTTACGTTAGCGTCGACCTTTGCTCCGCCGCCGTCATTTGCGACCCAGTGGATTTTTGTCGTACCAGCCTTCAAGAAGTTCACCGTGTAGGTGTTATCCTTGTTGTCAGTGACGGTTGCGACTGTGTCGTCATCAACACTTACAGTCAATGACTTGTCATCAGCGTCTGCAGGCGTGAAGTATGATGCCTTAACTGTTGCATTTCCGCCTTCGTTACCGGCAATATCTGTGTTATCTACCCGGAAAGACGTTAGCAAGCGCGGTTCAGGGTTAGATGCTACTCGCACCGGCAGTAAATACCGCCTTCAAGTTCTCTGCTGAAATGTATTGTCCAGTCTTACCAGCACCTTGCAATTCGATACCATCAAAGTCGATTGCTTCAATCGTACGCAAAGTTGAGATACCAGCAAAGGCACGTCCAACACCGTCAGGAGCAAATACTGCCTTGACAGTCTTTTCGGCATTCTTAAGGTACTTTGAAGCAACCTTGTATACCTTGAAGCCCTTAAACTCAACAACGCCGTTTGTGTCGATGTTTACTGATGACTTCTTGCCAGTAGTCGTCAATGTGTTGTCGATAATCTTGTTATAAACGTCTGGTGCAACATAAGCTGACAATGGTGCGTTCACTTCCAATTCAGTCATTTGCTCGTCGGCCTTGTCAAACAAAGTAACGACGTCATCAACTGAACCCAAATCTTCGGTAGCGTTAGATACCAAGTAAGCACCCAATTGTGCGTTCAATGCACGTACTTCTGTTTGTGCCGCCTTGTCCAATCGGTCAGCGACAGCGGCTTGCAAATCAGCGTTAACCGTGAAGCGATCCAAACCTTCGTGGATAGCCCAAGGAGCAGCGTAAGGAACAGCAACGTCCTTGTAGATAACTTCCTTCATTTGTCCGAAACGTGATGAGTTAGCAGTTCCAGTTCCAAATGCAACGTTAGCGTCAGTTGAATACGTACCAACAACCGTTGGCAAGTCGTTCGTCTTAACACGCATTGCGGTGTCAGAATCAGAAACCCCGTCCACAGCTTGCAAATCTCCGAACACGCCGGCAAACGCTGCTTGTGCGCGGAACACGTCAGGCAACAAGCCTACAAATCGGTCAGAAAATAGTTGTGTAGCCATTTTTTAAATATCCTTTACTTGTACTTAGCAGCAATGGCAGCGAAAGGATCATCGCTTGCATTCAAGTTAGTCTCCGTTGATGTTGGCTTACCCGTATTCAAGCGTTCCTTAACCTGCTCATTAACTGCCGTTGAGATAGTGTCTTTAATAGTAGAAACCCATTCCTTAATAGCGGCTGGGTCTCCAATCGCCGTTAGGTTATCAGCCAGTTCTACCGGCAAACCTTGTTCAGCCAAGTCGCTTGCAACACTGGCAGATAGTTCGCGTTGCTTGATTGCTTGTTCGCGTTGTTCGAGCTCTTCAAGACGTTGTTGCATTTCAGCTTGTGCCTTTTCAGCAGCTGTCATCTTGGCGTATTCAGCGCCCTTGTTTTCAGCTTCCGCCAAACGCTCTTGCAATTGCTTGTCCCACTCGGCTTGCTTCTTTGATAGAACCTTTTCAACACGCTTGTCCGCTTCTGCGTCTAGCTTAGCTTGCAACTCCTGTGGAGTAAGTTGCAAAGTTTCCACAGCGCCGTCTGCTTCTGCTTCTGGTGTCGTTTGTTCGATTACTTCTGACATGATAACCTCCGTTCGCACGGCTTTCAGCACGCTTGCGCCCACTTAATAACCCCACGTAGTCAAAATTTCAAGTACGTAGCGTTTGCTACTGTGTATATTATACATTTAAGTGCATAAACTTACAACTACAAACGTTTTAGTGCATAAAAAAAACCGGCAATTAAGCCGGTGTTACAAATATATTTATCGTAAATGTTGTTTAGCTTCTTCTTTTGTGTCGAATATGCCTAATACAAAATCAGCATCGAAACAAGTCTCACAAACTTCTTCGATCAGTTCAATATCTTCATTGCCGTTAATTTCGGCTACATAATTTTCGCCAAGATGACCTTCAACTGCTGCATATTGCATAACGTTATCTCCTTTATAAAAAAAGACCATGCTCTTAACTTTAATTTTAGACGGTTAAGCATGGTCTCTGTGTGTATATGAAGCACAATCATTTCAATTGTTGTAAGAATGTACCTATCAGAATAATCTGACAGCAACCACTCGTAACTTAGGCCTAATAAGCGGTTACTGATTTACGTTCTTATTATAACACCGCAATGAAACTAGCGCAACAAAAAAAGACTGTAACCATTTAATTGGTTAGCACAGTCTTTAATCAAGGGTGCGCTTCTCCGTATCCCTCACCGGAGTGGTTTAATTACAATCACTACTATCTACCATAAACCAAGGCGCTACCTTGGGAGTCTATGTATGCCACGAGTTACCGTGGACTTTCGTAAGTATATATCACAAACCTAATTATGATTTCATTGACTTACTATGCATGTGGTCGGGATTTGCACCTGACATGATGATTTCCCTATACTCTGCCGCAGAGACATTTAAACCAAAGTTGGCACACCATCTAATATTACCTTTTAGCGTCTACCTATTCCGCCACACATGCTTTATTTCTGGGTTGTGTTTATTATATCACAACCAATTTAATTAACGCAACAAAAAAGACCGCAAGTCTTTAAGGGGTTTCGCTGCGGTCTTTCGATATTAGCTATTACATTGTATCGCTACTATTCAGCAGCCACAACGCTTACCTTGCCCATTTAGCAATGTCAATGCCACCTTGTCGTTGCTGAAAACTTAACGCATTTAAAATCCATTCAGGATAAAGCCCAGCAATCGGCTCATAATCCGTTCCTAGTCCTTCAATTAAATCATTGTATCGAGCCGAAATTAAAGCCAATGAAAACAGAATATCTAATTAATTATGTTTAAGTAAATCGGTCGCGCTATCTTGAAAATAAGAATGCACAACTGTCAATTTGAGTTCGTCATCGTCAGTAACTTGCAACCTATTAGTAGACGTTTCTCCGGTGCTGCGAGCAGTATCGTATGTTTTTCCCTTATATTCAAAAATCATATTTATCTCCATTTTTTATTCAGCAGCTGCAACAGAGCAGCGGCATGATGGGTGTTTCGGCAAAACGTAAGGATCCTCGCCAAACTTATCAGCACTGAACACCTTACCGTCTAACGGCGCACAATGATTACATGCACCAGCACTTGCAATCCATTCTAGCTTATCAAAGCCTGCCTGTTTAATGTCGTGAAATTGTTGTCGACTAGAAACTCGCGCGGCTTCTGTTCGCAAAATGCGGTCGGCTTGGTAATTAAACACGCCGTACTTATCACGAAGTTCCTTGGTGTAACCAGTTGCCACATCGTTGTTAAGTAGCGTTTGCTTCATAATTCGGTACATGTCGCTCTTTAATTGTGCTTGGTGCGTCCAAATGCGATCAGACCAGCGCACACCGTCAAGCAATTCATCGATAACTTCAACGCCTAGCTTGTTATTTTTAATTGAATATACTTCTCGTCCAATTTCAGCCGTGTTTGTCAATTCAATTGATAACTTATCGCCAATTAGCTTAATCGCCTTATACGCCAAAACAGAGCTGAATAACAGCGTGGCAGCGTTCAACAAGTCATCGTTGTTGCGTACTGCCGTCAACTTAATATCGTTGTCGTCTGCATATTCTTTCAACTCATCAAGCAAGTCCTTGTCAGGTCGGTGGCTATCGTTTGCATGCGTGTAGTCGGGGTTCTTATCAACAAATTCAGACCACCAAACAAGGAACTCGTTAGAAACGCCTTTGATTAGCTTTTCAAGTTCCTTGGCGTTCTTTTCGTCAAGCTTAATTTGCCCCTTGCTGAACTTATACATCAGTTCCCGTGGTGTCATCGTTTACTGCCTCCAATCGTTTTGCTAGTCGTGTGTATTCAGGGTCGTTTGCTTGTTCGTCCATCATTCGTTTCAACTCATCAACGTCAGCACCCGGTGCAAAGCGCAAAAGGTATTCTTGCGGGAATTGTGCGCCAGCTTGTACCAAGTCTTGCAAAGTAGTGATGTCATCTTGTGGCAAGTTGTCGTGGAAAGTAAATCTAATGTCATTGTAGTCAATGTCCCACTTACCAGACACTGCATTTTCAAGCGTTTGGATAATCTTGTAACGGCGGTATAGTCCCTTCTCGAATTGTCGGCGCTTAGTTGCTGCCAATTGGATAACACCAAGTTGCTTGTACTTCATCGCAACACCAGAAGCATTAGAAGCGAAGTTATCGTCAGATACATCAGGAGTACGGCTGAATGCGTGGATATTCTTGTACAAACGGTTCTTGTACGCTTCAACACCTTGCACGTCGTATTGCTTGTAAATATAGTTTGCGTCAACACTCGTTTGCGTTCCAGTTGCTGAAATACCAGACTTCAACAACAACATGCGGGCATTCTTCATCTCGTTGAGCATTTCTTGCTTAGCCTTAGCCAACTTGATTGCAGCGTTCTTGTCAGTTGGATCAACCATAAGGTCAGCGCCATCAAACAAACTGTCAATATCGCCCTTGATAGTCAAGATAGCGTCATTCATGTCTGTCATGTAGTTAGCAGTGTCAGATTGCGCTGCGTCATAAGCGTCAATCAACGGGATAACATTTTCATAGTCACCAGTGCGCAATGTATTGTTCCAGTATTCAACAACCGGCATCGTAACCAAACTTTCCGTGTAAGCAATCTTCAAGTTATCAGTCAACACAATTTCAGTTGATACAGCGTGCGTGTCTTCTGTCCAGTATTCAACAATGTACTTCTTGATCGGGTTAGATAACACTACACCAGCTTGCGTTGTTTGGTCGATCACCATACGTTCAGACAATCGCACAGCCATAATTGGATATGGATCAACATCGTTTGAGTAGATAACAAACGTGTTAAGTGGATCAAGGCGTACAATGCGCTCCGTGTTGTCTTCTCGATAAGTCAATTCAACAGCACGCCCGTACTTAGTCATATCCAAGAACAAGTCGTTGTTAAGCGTGTCAACATCATTGTAGTCGTTTACAGCGTCAAGCTCGTCGTGTCCTTCTTCCGCTTCAACACCAATAGGATTACCAACAGAGAATGAAGTTTGAAAGTCCGCAATTTCTTGTGCAAACGGGTGTGTTAGTCGATAGTCTGCATACCCTTCTTGCGCACGGCGTGTATCTGTTGCCAAGACACCTTCGTCCCAGCCACGATAGTATGCGTCTAGCTTTTGCAAGCGTGGTCGCTGTACATTATAGAAATGACGCACAAACTCCATGATGCGAGTCGGCGTCAGATTGTCGATATTTTCCTGATACAAGAGAGTTTCTTGTAATTTAATGTCGTTGTTATAATCCTTCACTTTAATTAATCCCTTTCATTGATTGTTATACAGGCCATGCGTCATTCGTAGGGAAGATGAATGTCATAGCATTATTGCCTGAATAAGATGTAGATATGAAAACACTACCGTCAGATTTCATTCCAGCATTTCCAGCTTCTAAATCCCTGACAAAATCTGACAAAGGCCTAAATCCAATTGGAAGTGTCAACGTGGTATTGCCTGTTGATGTTGTTGCTGACATATCGAACTTTGCCATCACCCAGCTTCCAATTCGTTGCAACGTCCAATTACCCTGCATAATTCCAGTTGACCAATTGATTGACTTTGTGTAGAAGGTTGTTTCTCCCGAAACGTTCAGCTTGCTCATGCTGGTATTACCAGTGAACGTCTTGTCGCCTGCAACGCTTTCGTTGCCAGTCTTATGAACTAAGTTAGCACCAGTCGTTGTCATCGATACATTGCCAGACCCGTCCATAGCAACTGAACCAGATACATCTCCAGTAAGTGTTAATGTTCGAGCCGTTTGCCACTTTGTAGCAGTTGCGGCGTTACCAGACAACTGACCGTTAATTGGGCTTGTGAACGTCTTGTCTCCGACAATTGTTTCAGTTCCAGTCTTGTGTACCAGTTGCGCATCGTTAGCTAATTCAATCCAATTGCTCCATTGTCTTCCTGATACCGTTCTTATCCAATGACGATTTGTTGTCCAATCTCGAATTTCAAGAATACCTGAAGAGTCATTATCTGCCGGTGTGTATTCAAATTGAAGATATGGAGAGACACCGGCAGGCTCATTACTCCAATGCACGCCAGCCTTGTACCAATTACCTGACCAAGTTTTACCTATCACCAAATTAAAATCCGTGATACCTGACGCAAAACGAGTGTCCTTAACATACGTGTTCGAAGCAGCTGAAACGGCAGCCACAGCACCACTAGCTACGCTTGAAGCATTAGAAGCAGCACTATTTGCTTGACTAACTGCGCTAGAAGTTGCACTTGAAGCAAAAACAGCCATAGAATTTACGGCCGATGAAGTTGTGGCAACTGATGATGAAACATCAGCCAAACTGTTTTCCAAATGTTCTCGCGCTTCCGCAATCGTAGCATCTACAACAGAAATGTAGCTTTGCGCCTCTTCTTGCGTCAAGTCAACGGCTTCGATTACGCTTACTCGGAAATTAGCTGATGAAGCACTACCGTCTCCCTTGACAAACTTGAAGTACGCAATCTTGAACTCGCCAATGTCCATTCCCCAAGCCTTGCTTGGCGTATAGTCAAAGATACCGTTTGGAGCTTCAACAATCCTGACGTTTCCGTCAACAATCTTGTGGTTTCCGTCTGTCGTACCCATGAACGTAATCGTCCAGCCTTGCAAGTCCATTGGCTCTCCGTTTGAAGTTACATTCGTGTGTAACGTCTCGAAGCCACCGTCTCCCTGCCGAACCTTAATCAACGGGTTTTGAATGCCCGTTTTCGTAACGTCTAGTGATAGGTTTACGCTATTGCTCATATTTATTCTCCCTTCACTTCATCAGCGTTTTGTTGTTCCGGTACGTAAAATTCTGACGCAGCCACCATGTCCTTAATCTTAACTAGCGCCTTCTTGTACCAATCAGCAGTGTTGTCTGCGAACGCCAAGTTATCTTCCTTAGTCAATACCGTTTGCCCGCCCAAATATTGAGCCGCGTCTTCTGTGTTGTGAATTGAATAAGGAATGATAACCTGTAAGATTTCAATTCCTGTTGTGCCATTGTCCACCTTCATTTGCGGAGCTTCGAAGTTTACTGTTGCTGTCATGTTGATTTCCTTTCATATTGCGCAAAATAAAAACACGGTTTCCCGTGCTTCCATTGTACTATAATCCAATGTTTTTTACAGCCTGTACACGCTCTTGGTACGTCATGTAGTTACCGACCTTGTTTGTAAAGATAAGCGGTTCAAGTGCATATCCAAGCGCCTGAATTGCGTGATCATCTCCATCAACCGGAACATTGAGTTGCTTGTCAAACTTATCCTTCTTGTAAACGTACGTACTCATTTCGTCAGCAAGCCACGAAACACTTGGGTGTATGTGGTACTTGTACGACTTCATGAACTCAGTACGCTGAACCAAACTGTCCTTCCCTTTACCGGCAGGGATAACGTTACGAAGTCCACGAGTTTGAAGTTCTGTAATCGTTCGAGGTTCGGCACTATCTGCGTACACCTTGCCCGCTAAACCACCGTGCTGTGCAATTAAACGCGCCATTGGGTCATTTAGCAGGCCTTGCTGATAAAAGCCGTCAAACACGTATATATTGCTTCCTACGACCTTTGCTCGAATGAATGCCGTTGGGTCATGAGTAAACCCGAAGTCAAGCCCTTGAATAAGTTGTCCGTTGATTGCGTCAATGTCGAAGTCTTCCAGCTCAAACAAACCGTCAAACACAAGACCGTCAGCAACGCCCCAGTCGCCGTATACAACGACACGTGCGCGATCAGGGTTCTTGACCTTCATCTCTTCCATCATCTGAATGAAGTCATCGTCAAGGAATGCGTTGTTCTTGTAAGTAGTCGTAAACGATAACACGTTGCTCTTGCGCGTCTCTTCGTCAAAGAATTCTCGTTTCAACCAGTGTCGGTCGCTCCACGGGTTAAACGTCAGCAAGTGTTGATAGAAACCACCTTCCGGCAAAATACCACGGATAGATTTGTCTACCTTGTCAAAGTCGTCATCGCTTTTCAGTTCGTACGCTTCTTCCCACCATACACGGGCAATCTTACCAACAGCCGGACTGATAGACGTCAGCTTCAACGGGTCGTCGTTACCCTTGAAGTAAATCTTAGTGCCGTTTGGTAAGTACGTAATCTCCAGCGGGCTTACTGTAAACTTGAACAACTCTTCCAGCCCCAATAGTTGGATAGTCTGCTTTAAATTAGAGAACGTACTGTCCTTTTGCGTTGTCTGGAACTGACGGATAACCAACCAATTCAGCCAAGGATATTTCATGATGTCGTGGATAACCTTGAATGTGGCAGCCATAGATTTACCTGATCCACGAGAACCCTTCAATGCAATGTAACGGGCATGGCTGGTAAACAATTTGTGGTATGACTTATCAACAGCATGCGGAAAATCAAGCGTTATTGTCTTCATTATCGAACCCCACGAAGTTAATCGTCAATTGTTCGCCAGCGTTTTCTTCTTGCAGCTTGCGTTGCTTCAATTCGTTTTCTAGTCGCATGCCTTCCAATTTAACCAATTCGAGTTGGTCGCTTTCAGGGTAACGCTTCAAAATCTCCTTAGTGGCAGTTAGGCGGTCCTTGATGTCAGCGCGCTTGTCAACCAAGAAGTAGCCCTCTGCTGTCTGCGCAACAACTTCTTCCTTCGTCTCGCCCCGTGCAATGCTTGTCAGCAGCTCTAAGGCTTCTCGTGCTCCCATAATGCTGTCTCGTGCTAGTTCTGCCATCTGTGCGTCATAATAAGCCTTGACGTCAGGCTTTTTGAGAACGTCAGAACCGACTGAACTTGCACTGCGTTTAGGATAACCGGCAATAATCGCGGCTTGCGTAATGTTACCGATGCGAATGTATTCATGCACTAGTTTTTGCTCTTTTGCGGTTAATCGCTTCTTTGTATTTGCCATGTCGTTTCCTTTCGGTTTTTCACCATTATAACAAAAAAAGCAAGGCTTTACAGCCCAGCCTTAACCTCATTACATTCCCAGCATAACGAATGCTGCTACCAACACAAAAATGATTGTTTCTATCATATACAGTTAGATAATAGCTTCAGACCACGTTATCCAAAGGGCTTTTTTACTTCTAAAAGTCACAACATCAACTATTGGTGAAAGAACGAGTGGTAGTAAAATAAAGATTATAAATACTATTTGGTAACTATTCATGCTTGCCTCCTACACGTTCAAACAGTTCAACCAAGAACAATGCCCAGAAGAACAACACGCCAATTCCAACAACAACCAGAACCACTTTAAGCATCAATGCTGACGCAAAGAAGAACGAGAACGGCAGCCCGAATGTAACGAATACAATCATGGCAAAAACGATAAATCCTAAAATAGCTTTCATAATAGCTCCTTTACTTAGTAAGTGCATCTAGCACGATTTTAACAATTGCAACCCAGAATACGATAGAAGAAACAGCTCCAATTGCTCCGGCTAGATTGAACAAAATATAATTACCGGTAAACACCGCCATTGGCAAAACAAACACGAAGATGATAATTCCGATAATAAACGTTGTCATAGCTGTCTTTTTCATTTTTACAACTCCTTAATAAAGTCCCAAACATCTAATAAAATGAGCCCCATAACATATCCAATTACAAACGATTTAGATATGTCAAAAATAACAAACGCTAAAATTATTAAGTAATTCAACATATTCCTAATAAAAATATCTTTTTTCATTCGTAGAACTCCAATTCTATCCCGCTTGGTAATTCGTAAAGTTCAAACGAGTAACGATATGTGTCTCCCGTCTTGTATCGCTTGTGTGCTTCAATGCTGACGATTTGGCTGTCATCGAACCCTAGTGCGTCCATCATTGCATCGTGCATAGGCTTCATCGTGTTGTCGATGTCTGATGTGCCGCGAGTGATTGGCAATACCGTTGACGGCGAGAACTCCGCTCGTTGTTTCTTAGTCTTTAAGTATGCAGCAGGAACTGGGTACTCGTAAATCTCACGCAGTTTGTATGCCATGCCGTCCTTTATTTGAACGTGTGCATCTTCTGCCAAGTCCCATATCGCGGTTTTAACGGTTTCCTTTTGCCGCTTGTAGTGCGGCGATCGATACATATTAGCCTTGCGACTAGTACCAATCTCGTTTCCACTAGGAAACTTGTCGAACAGTTCAATTGACGCTTCAAATACTTTATTCATCTACTTCCACCACTTCAAAGTGCGCGTTAGCCCATTCTGATGCCTTATCGAAATCATCGAATATAGTGGCCTTGTCAATTTTGTACATCATTATTGCACATTCATCAGACGTAACGTATAGATATTGACGCCAAGCGTGCGACTTAATATTCTTTTGTTGCACGATATATTTTGGCTTTCCAATCTCGAACACATCTTCGCCGTTTATCCAATTCAACAGCGCTCCCAAACGTTGAATGAATTCACCAGTACCAAAGTTCTCAAATCTCCAAAGCTCCACCACATTATTGTGAGTTTCATGCGTCAATGCGTTAACTGGTATTTCGTCATTTACAAACTTACCGCGCCAATCTTCCAAACTATCCATAAACTCTTGTGTTACCTTATACTTCTTCATAACGTCCTCCCTGACACTTGTATCCCGTGTTCTAGCGCAGCCTTAGCCACGTTGTTTGCAAATTCTTTCGTCTCATACTTAGCAACCCTTATTGGTATGCCGTCCTTGTGTACTAACAGTTCAAACCGTTTATTAGGTTTATAAGTACCATTATACAGCTTATAGTCGCTATCCTTTACGATTTCGTTCCACAGCCCCATTGCATGACGTCCGACAAAACTATCGTAACCAGTCATCGAAGCTATTTCGCCCAGAAACGCGATTGCTTGTTTTTCCTCTTGCTTCATCGATATATTCATCGTCGCTCAACTCCTTTAAATCGAACATAGTAGACGCTTCGTAATCGAACTTGAACACGTAATTGGCGTATGATCCATTGCGCTTCTTGCTCTTACGAATACGCAGCCCCATTTTAACTGTTTGGCTGTCAACATCTTCCAACTTGAAGAAAATACCGAACCACTTTGAGTTCTGAAATATACGATCGCTTTCTGCGATCTTATTTTCAGGCATTTCGTCATCGTTTTCCAACGCTCGGTTCATTTGCGTAATCTGCAAGATTGTAATTGGTAGTTCCTTAGTTAACACTTGCAACACTCGTTGTGTGCGGTCAAACTTCGCTCGCAAATCAGGCGTATCGTCAACGTCAATCAAAGATAGTTGATCAACCACAAAGAAATCTATGTTGTAACGCTCGTAAATGGCTCTAATTCGCCCTGTAAGCTCGTTTAGTTCTGTATAGGTATAATCTTGCACCAATAGCTTTTCGGCACGCTCAACGGGGATAAAACGCTCAATAGACGTGTATATCTCTCCGGCTTCTTCTTCAAGTCCAAAGTAAGCAACGTATTTGTCGTTTAACAATTGTGTCTTTGCGATGTGCATTGCCATCTGTGTTTTACCAACGTCAGGTCGTCCACCAATCGTCAGCAGCTGGTGCGGTGTATAGAACGCGTTGTCTGTGATTGCTTCAAACAGATTTGTCGCAGGTAAATCTAAAATATCTTGGAACTTCATTAGTTCCGTGTTTCGGATTGCGTTTAGCTCTCCTTTGATTGTTGCTTCATTAAGCATGTCCGTATCTCCGTGTGCTTATCTCTGTTTAAAGGTTCTTAATCCTTGCTCCGTGTACATCTTCCAAGAATGCCGCAAATGCAGCAAAATTCTTACCACGACCATATTGGTGGTAACGCTCGCCATTGAATGTTGACGTAATGACTTGATCATCTCGTAGCTTTTCAAGCGTTGCCGAAATTTCGTTTGCGTGTGGTGCATATCCAGTTCGTGAACGCTTGCGCATTTGATTGAAGATTTGTTCTGGGTTTGCTGTGTACTTCGTGTCCTTGCTTTCCCAGTAAGTGATATTGTTCATTACGTATTGTGCAATGAATGCTCGGTTTTCCATTTTTAAACTCCTTTGGTACATCTATTTTTATAATAAAAAACAACAATTTAATTGTTGTTAATATATTATTTATTGATATATTATGTGGTTGCGGTTGTCCGCACCACATCTCAATAAACCTATTATTGACTTTTTCTATCGCCTTGTCAACCCATTTTTTAATGAATTGGTATAGTCGCACTCGAATAGATCAGCATTGCGAAACGAGATGTTCATTGCTGCTGCTACATTCAGCTTCGCCATGCCGTCATTACGCATGATCGAATATACGTAACTATAATGCCTGTAATTAGCATGTGTAATGGCTCTAAATTCTTTCTTCATCACTTAAACCCCTTTGCAATCGCTTCGATTACGTTTACTGTAACACTGTTTCCAGCTTGCTTATATAATTGACTATCGCTTAATCCAGCAGCTTTTGCCTTGTCAAACAGTTCATCAGGAAATGCCTGCAATCGCCAGCACTCTCGTGGTGTCAGCATTCTAATTCTGCCATCACTAGTTAATGTAGCTTGTTCTGATCCAGTTACAAGCGTGTTTGCGATACCATGCCCTACACGCCCGCGCCTTGTTTTTGAGTTTGGTTGCGATATGTTAATGCTGTCGCATACTGTTGCGATGTCATAGCCTTTTTTTGTTGCTTCTTTAACCATAACTTTTTGAACCACATCAGATGAATTGTTTTTTATGTTTACAACCGGCTGATTAGCTTCTCCGTTTTCTCCGAAGAAAGGAAATACTTCTCGTCCACCGTCTTCTCTAAGATGTCCGATAATGTACACTCGTTCTCGGTTTTGTGGAACTCCGAAGTATTTGCTGTTAAGTACACGCCATTCAACATCGTACCCCAATTCATCAAGCGTGTTGAGAATTGTTCTGAAAGTGTTCCCGCTGTCGTGATTGAGTAGCCCTTTGACGTTTTCAAGGAATAAATAGCGTGGTTTGATTTGTTTAGCCGCACGGGCAATTTCAAAGAATAGCGTCCCTTTTGTGCTGTCCAAAAATCCAAGACGCTTTCCTGCGATACTGAACGCTTGGCAAGGGAAGCCACCTGCAATGATGTCAACTGATCCATTAAATTTTCTCCATTCTTCATCTGTTACTTTCGTAATGTCTGTCGCTGTCCATTCGCCTGACGTATCAAACATAGCGTTGTATGATTGACGTGCAAACTTGTCAATCTCAACATATCCAACCGGCGCGTGACCGTTACGTTCAAGCCCAAGCCTAAACCCACCAATACCACTAAATAAGTCTAAAAAATTCATTCTATCTAATCTCCATATCCGCTCATGCTGTACCAGCGCGCCAAACGATCAATGCGTCCCTTGCCCCAACCAGTAAATGCTTGTACGTCCTTGCGGGTGTAATTGCACTTGCGTAGTTTGATGTATAGCAACTTTGCTTCTTCAAACTCTTCATGCCTTTGCTTAGCAGTTTGCTCAAACCCATCGAAGTATGGCGTTTCTGGTTCTCGTTCCTTTGGCTTATCAACGTTTACCGTTACCAAGTCTCCGACGTTGTAACTGCTGAAATTATAGTTAATCATTCTTATATCCCCCTAACAACTTAATAAGTCCACACAAGGCTAAACTGATTGACAACGGCACAACCGTCAACAATACATATAAAGCTATCGTAAATATCGCGTCTAAATGCAACAGCAATGCCAAGAATGGAACTGCGAAAATCGGTGCGGCTAGTAGTGCACTGTTAATGCTTGCGTGTATCTTTTTCATGTTTAAACGGGCTTGCAGTCTTTTCACCCTTGGCTGTTGGTATTATCTATTAAAAGTTGCTCCTGATAACTGTTCCTGTTTCATCAACTGATAACCCAGCAAAGCACGCATATTCGTTATATATCTCAACTGAAATGTTGTTTACACTATATTTTTTGAAAACATTTTTTGCATACTTTTTAAAAGCGCGTTCTAACTTTTCGCAAGTATCATACAATTTATTGTCGCTCGTTTTGTACGCATCGTCATAAGGTTCACACTCGTAATACGCAGTCCCGTTTTCTATATGATGTAGCTGTATAGACTTGTAAATACTGTTCTTGTAAATTCCTTTGACAAAGTCGTGGTAAAAAGTACCACGCAATTCATATTTTTCTTTTTCCAAACTGTTCATGTTAATGTATCTCCTTTGTTTATATATATAACTATACACCCAAATTTGTTTATGTCAATAAAAAAGACAGCCATTAAGCTGCCTTAATAATTTCTTATAAATTGAATACACCACGTTGTTTATTTTCATCAAAGTAGTATATCTTCATTCCGTTAAGCGAACCGACGAAGCCGTTACTCTTTTCCCAACCGCTTGTCTTTGTAATCGCCGGAACTTGGTGGATATAAAGACTATCCGTTTTTTCTGTCGTTGTGTGGTAGTGCCCTTGGAACCAGTGAATATCGTTACCAGTTTGTAACGATTGCATAAGCACATCTGGCATTTCAGCCTTAATAAATTTCAAGTAATCCGTATCACGCAAGCGGTTCTTTTTAACGCCGCCACCATGATACATGACGACTGGAACATTGCCTAATTTATAACTAGCAAATTCGCCTGTGTATTCAATATCAATGCCAATCGCATTTAGCGTGTGGTACATAATTTGCGAACTTGTACGATCATGATTTCCGTCAATGGCAATAACCTTAACGTTATCTGCCCACGCCTTAGCTCTGAATGTAATTTCTGTGATGAAGTTTGTTGCGTCTGTCACTGCTTTCATTAAATCAATGCTGTCAATAGATGTCCCAGAGCTTGTAATACCTTCCGCTGTTTCGCTGTGCAAATAGTCGCCACCAAGAATGATTAGAAACTCTTTTACTGGTCGTGAACGCAATTCTTCCACAACGCTACTAATCTTATCGAAGTATTCTGCACTATTGGCAAAACCAAAGTGCATATCGAACAATGGTAGAACCGCATACATGCTGTTATTTGCGCTTAAAACGCTCTCTGACTGCTTTTTAGTAAATTCGTAATTATTTACCTTATCAAGATACAAATCAATGTCAAACGGCTTCTCACGACGTTCAAACGCAATTCTAAGCGATGTCTTGTCTGCATATTGGTTGAAGTATGATCCACTTTGCTTAATGGCAAACTCATTAGGGTCCAATCCGACAAATTCTAGCAGTTCAGCTTCGCCCTTATCCTTAATAGCTGTAAACGCTTCTCCGTCAATTTCCTTGACGTTATATGTACGCCCGTCAGGTTGTTCCTTTTGGCGTGTTACGAATGACTTGTTGAGCATTGCGCCTGTTTCTCGCATTCGTTGCGCACGCTTTCTGATTGTTGCTTCTTTCTTACCCAAGTGTTCCGCAATTTCTTTTTGCGGCGTCATGCCATAATGTTCAATCAAATATAAATCTTCTTCACTAGTCCAAGCCATCTTGCTCCCCTAACACGTCAATAACCATTTGAATGTTTTCCTGCGCCTTCTTCAAATCTTGAATAGGCTTACCCTTATCCTTGTATCGTGATACATACTTAACGGCATTACCAATTGCCCACGACTTAAACCCTTCATCTCCAAGAATTGAACGAATGTGGTTCTTAACTTCCGTGCCATCTTCCAACATGTAGTGAGACGGGCGCTTAACCGCATCGTTTCCCATAGTAAACATTTCGCTAATCAATCGTTGCTTTTCTTGTTCGTTCATTATAATGACCAACCTTCAATATTTTCGTAAATAAAGTTATAAAACTTGTCTGGATCAACGGTTTTAATGTACTCGTAGTAGTCCGGCATTGCAAGGCCGATCGAAACAGCCTCTAAAAATCGTGTGTAGATAATAGCAGGATAACCCTTGTATCCCTTAAACTTACCGTTTCGGTGGAATGCAACCTGATAGCCAAGTTCGTGCGCTTTCATCATCGTATAGTTCTTAATGAATGTATTGTCCATATCTTAATTGAACTCCTTTGAACCAGTC